GTTCAACCTGATACAAAACAGGAATATATATAAAAACATTTACTGATATCCTCATGGAACTACTAGTACTCTTTGCTGCTCTTTCTGGTGCTGCCTTTGGTGCTTATAAGATGACTCCTAAGAAGGATTGCTTGCCAACAGAATGATTCCATGCTATACTGAGGAACAAACACAGTTATAGGATGATTTTACACCTTATCACGCTTGCCACCATCGCTTTGATCGTTGGTATCCTTTCGTTGGCCTTGATTCTTAGGCATTATAATCCACATTATTAATATGAGTGAACCATTTTTTGTAAAAGGTAAAGTGAAGACTGTCTATCCTACTGATGACCCAAACACGGTGATCATACAGTATGAGGATAAAGTCACTGCAGGTAACGGAGAGAAAGAAGACTATCCAGAAGGCAAAGGAGCTTTATGTTGTACCATCTCTGCTATTCTCTTTCAAAAACTGGAAGATGAAGGTATTCGTACTCACTTCAAACGCCAGATACATGGGCACAGGATGATATGTGAGCATGTAGATATCGTTCCTATTGAGGTAGTAGTCAGGAACGTGGCAGCAGGTGGTATAGTGAGGGAAACTCGTGTGAAAGAAGGTATTAAGTTTCAATACCCACTGGTAGAGTTTTATCTAAAAGATGATGAGAAAAATGATCCTCTACTGACTCCAGATAGAATGAATCTGATGGGTTACACTCACATACTCACAGACCTGATGACAGAGAAAGCACTCAAGGTCAATGACATTCTTGTCGATATTTTCAATAAGTTGGACATTACTCTTGTAGATTTCAAACTAGAGTTTGGTCATGAGAAAACCGCAGGTCACCTTCTATTAGCAGATGAAATCAGTCCTGATAGTATGAGACTATGGAAGATTGGTAGTGACGAAAGATTTGATAAGGATCTATTCCGAAAGGGTGGGGGTGATATCGTCCCTGCTTATCGTGAGATCCTTGACAGACTACAACAATGTGTTACACTAAATAGTGCGGGTGGCAAGGACTCGTTCCCCCTATTCAGTGGTCCCTAACAGGAATACTCCACCCTTTTACTTCCCCCAGTTGAATCCAATTTAATGACTGTCACAAGACCCCTTCAGGGGTCTTTTTTTATGCTATAATATATGAGTAATCCCAAAATGGGTATCAAATGAACCAAATGAAAGAGAAGTTCTTCGCTGAAGGACACACACTTCCCACCTGTGTTAATGACGGGTGCCATAATTTTGTACAGGTTAGAGAGTGGAAGTACTGGTCATTCAAATCAGAATGTTCTTCTTGTGCATCTTCTCGTAAAAAAGGAATTGATAGACCTGGTGTTACGAGACATAAGAAAGATTGTTGTGAGAATCATGATGGTCATCTAGGATGGACATGCCCAGTATCTACATTTGAAGGGTTTGAGTCTAGTCTTGACCTAGATCATTTGGATGGAGATCATCACAATAATACGCCATCTAATGTCAAAACATATTGTAAATTATGTCATGGTCGCAAGTCTTTAATTAATGGAGACTGTAACAGTAACAAAACATCAACTCGTAGAATGGTATGAATAAAATTTTACTTGGGGATTCTCAAGAAGTATTAAAAACAATTGGTGATGGGGTAGTGCATCTTACTTGCACTTCTCCTCCATATTATAATGCTAGATCATATTCTATTTGGCCTACTTATGATGAGTACCTGCAGTTTCTTACTAATGTATTTGAGCAAGTTCTTCGGGTTACTAAACCTGGAAGAATGTGTGCAGTCAATCTATCACCAGTAATCCAAGCAAGAGAAAGCAGAGCACATGAAAGTAAGAGACTTGCTATCCCATTTCATTTCTTTTCTTTGATGGAGAAGATGGGATGGAAATATATTGATGATATTGTGTGGGTAAAACCAGAAGGTGCTGCTATCAATCGCAACGGTGGTTTCTATCAACATCGTAAACCAGTAGCATATAAACCTAACATTGTAAGTGAGACAATCTTTATCTTTCAGAAACCAGCAAACTTTTTGATTGATAAAGTTGTTAGATCTTATGAAGGTGATGTGTTGGAAAAATCTCTTGTAAAAGATAAATATGAAAGATCTAATGTTTGGAAGATTAATCCAGAGACTGCATCAAAACATCTTGCACCCTACCCAAAAGAGTTGAGTGATAAGATTGTAAAGTATTATTCTTATGTTGGGGATTTAGTTCTTGATCCTTTTATGGGGTCTGGGACTACTGCTATTTCTTGTGTGGATAATGATAGACAATATCTTGGAGTAGAGTTACATCAGGAGTATATTGATATGGCAGAGAATAGGATTGTAAGGTTTAATCCTCTTGCTAAATTATTTTTAGAAAACGGAAAATGAAACACGAAATCCCTGACATCATCAGAAAGAATGCATTTGCCTGCTTCGGAAGGTTGAATGAAGCAGAGAGATCAGTTGTTCTTCTTGGTGATGATGTATATCGTGAGTCATTAGATCTTGAGAATGATGATGCTCCTTGCTGGAAGATTCCAAGTGGAGAATCAACAACCTTTGTTGGGTGGAATCCACAGTGTGTCCCTAATATGGACTACATTGTATGGAAACTAAATAGAGGAGCAGCACCCGCTCCTCTTTCTTAATGTCCGAGCATATTCGTAATCTAGTTGCTCGCTGTTACAATGTCACGGGTCCGATTGGTCTGACCCCCAACGCATTGGATGGTGAGAATCCTGCTAGTGAATTCACCCCCGCATCAGCATCATCGTCTGGTCCTATCCTAGCGCAGACTCCTGCTGAAGTAATCCAGGGCCTGGTTGGTAGATGCTATGGTCCTACTGCACCACCTCTCACTCCTAACCAACTGGACTCGATCAATGTTCCTTTTCGTCCTGATCTTCCAACACCTCCGTCTGATCCCACACCTAATGAGGTGATTCAGGATCTAGTTGGGAGATGTTATCCACCACTTCCACCACTGATGCCCCCTCCACCTGAGGCAGAGGTCCCTGATCTACCTACGATTATTAACATTGATCCCATCATCTGTTTCATTGCAGATGAATTGGGTATTGAGTTGCCTGGTATAGAATGCGGCAACGAAATTGTGATCAAGTTGCCAACGCCTGATCAACCTGACGGTCCATGGTTAGGTGGAGGAGATGATGATTGTGTGCGTGTCTCTAAGTTGAGAATCCGTGGCAAAGTAGTAAACATTGGTGGTGGATACTGGCGAGTTATTGGTAGTGATCCAGAAGAGATACTTTACTGTGCAGAAAAAGATGGTAGTGGCACAGAATGGGAGCACTGCGTCCGCAAGACTTTAGAATGCACATTCAAACCATATCTTGGTGGTGGTTGGACACCTGCCAAGGCATCCTGTGAAGGATACCACCCTCGTGGATGGACTGCTAACAAGACTGAAGTTTGTATCAAGAATTGCTATCCTGAGAGAGTCCCTGTCTATGAATCCGAGAGTGGTAGTGAGTACAACTATCACAATGAGATTGCTGGTCCTTCTGGATACACTCTGACTGATGATGGTGCTGCATGGTGGTGCTTGAAGGAGAAGGTGCCTGGATCAGCAGGTGGTAGTGGAGTTAACGTAGAGTTGATCACTAATAGTAATGGAGGTTTTACTAACTTTGATCAGAATCCACCAATCAAAACTACTAACAATGAAGGTGTAGGTAATGGTAACTGGATTTATAATGAGGGTGGGGCGCAGTTTTGGCCAAAGAAAAACCTAGGTTTAGGTAGTGGCAATGGGATAAGAGGAGATATTGCACAGCACACTATCAGATATGGTGGCGCTGAGATTAACTTTGAAGTCAGACCTGTATATGATGTCGGCAGTGATGGCAAGGCAGATGATATTGATAGTGAGTGGAGAGTAACCTCTTGGACAGGTAAACTGCCTGAGTCTGGTGCGCAGATTCCATTCTCATTCATGCCTAAGCAGAATGGTAATGATGGTCAGAAGAAAATGAATATCAATGCAGTTGTCCTAGGATCTGAGACGAGAGATAGGAGTGTGCCTCTGTTTAAGTATAAAGGTAGCAGTCCTCATGATTATTTTCTGACTACTAACCCTGGTGCTCCTGATACTCAGGGTCCTGGTGAGAGAGCGACCATGAATGGTGCTAACATGATCTTCCATAGTATCCTTGGGTATGTCTTCCAAAAGAGACCTGATGGTATTGAATTCATTCATGATAAGGAAAGACTGTGGGCACTTCACCGCTTCTACAACCCATCCACAGGGGACCATAGGTATACAATTGACCCACAGAATAACACCATCCCTCAGAGGGTCTCACGGAGCAGGTTTGCATACCGTATTCCTCAGAAGATCACTAACGCTTTGACCATCCGTATGGATGTGGAGAAGGGTAAGGCAGGATATAACAATGCATTTGGTTTCTACCTAGCAGATAGCAGTGGACCCAAGTGGGGCAAGATTGTTGTGCCTAGTGCTAAGGAAGCAAGTCAGGGTGGTGGTAACGAGACCAGCACCATTGTGCTGAGCACGTCTGAGTTGAATGTATATAAAGGTGGCACCATGGGATTCTTCCTGTTGTCTGATGGTGCTGATCAAAACAGTTTGAGTCTCAACCAGACATTTAATATCAACCCCCACTCCAGCGGTCATGGTCCTGGATTCAGTGGCAGTGGTATTAACACCAAAGAAAATAATTACATTCTCTTCTCAGATAAGGAGTGGAATCCTGAGGACAAGAAGGACTACACCAAGTGGAAGGGTCCTAACAAACAGATGTGGGAAGACCTTATCGATGGTGACGATGACTATGATGACCTGATCCTTTGGCATACAGTGGAGTTTACTGCCTACCCTGGATACACATACGAAGGTATCCAGTGCTATGTGTTTGCAGAAGACAGACCTGAGCCTGTGATGATGAAGATTGATCTGTCTAACCCATGTGATCCTCAGGCATTTAAGAAAAACTTTAAGGATGTTGTGTTGCAACGTCAGGAATGTGGTAACTTTGCACCCATGCTATTCGGTGAGTGGGATGAAAACCATGAGTGTGGTAAATGCACAGGTGACTATACAATCTCACAAGGACGTGACCAAACTATTACTACGATCACAGGTGGTAACTTTAGACTGAAGTCCTTCGGTGGTATCACTGGTGGCAGCACAGGTGACTGCATCAGATTCAAAATGAGGATGCAGAAGAATGGAAGCACGCTGTTTTCGCAGCGGTATGACGCTGGAGCATGGCCGAGTATTGGGCATGATCTCTATGATGGCGTGATTTCCCTCTCGCCTGGAGACAAACTTAACTTCAAACTGCAGGAAATTATTACTGGTCCTCCCACAGGCACGATCACACCATACTGTGCTCTATGGAATGTAGATACAGGTAAGTTTGAGATGCAGTGGGGTCTTCAGTTGACCACAGCATCAGGTGACACACCACTCAGTACTAGGGTGATGACAAACCCACAGATGCTTGCCATTCAATCTACTGGTGCTATCACTGGATTTGACATGCAATTCTATCCATCCTATGGATCTCAGATCAATGCCAAGGCAGATGGTAAGGTGAGAGCAGGTAGTAACGTTGCTGACAGTTGGCACCAGACTTCTAGAGATAATAAGAAGTCCTCTGGTCCTAAGCAGGCATCTACTAAGGTATATGAAAACTCTGCAATGGTAACCATGCATGGTCTGTTGGAGACCAACCCTGGAATTCTAGGTGGCAATAATAGAAATACTCACAACCCTCTGTTGCCTGCCATTGTCAACGGATATATTGACACAGGATATGCTGAAGATTCTTCAGGTAATTATGAAAGAGGAGGATGGCCAGGGTATCGTATACAGGTGTTGGGTGGTGACTACAGTGACTTTGTAAGAAGACATCTGATCACACGATTCGATCAGGTTGATGGATCATTCGCTCAACATGCCGCCTTCCTTGCCAAGTCTCCTGTCTGCTTTGCTAGGAGAGAGAGTCCCTGGTATGAAGTTGCTAACTGTCAGTCAGCAGCAGCAGCACAGTTTGATGGTGGCACAGACTTCTTTAATGCAAATACTTTCATTCAGGACTACTACCTAGATGGTAATGAGTATGATAATGATGCTGTTGAGAATGTGAGCGTAGCATCTCAACTGTATGCAAAGGTCAGGATCGCATTCACTTTCTACTCCACCAAGGGAATTCCTAACGAGGAGGGCAAGCCACAAGGCGGTGTTAACAACCCTGCGAGGTGGTTGTGTGCTATCACCCTCTTAGAGGTGCTACAGACGGGTATAGGATACTCTGAGGGGCAGGAGTATGATCTCCAATGGCCACCTAAGAGATACAACGTTGGATCCGGTGGCACCCTAGGTGCATACTTCACACCAGATGGACAAGGTATCGAGGTGACTGGTAGTGGCACTGGCACCATCACTCTGGACTTTGACTGGGATGACAATCCTAATACTTCAGGTCAAGCAGTTGGTGACTTAACTATTGGTGGTCAAACATTTGATCAAGGTAACAACTCAACTGGTAACCAATCCAAATCTTTCACTGTTACAGGTGGCAACAAATACACTTGGTCTATCAATGGGCAGAGTGGGACTGCTGGATTCAGAATCAAAGACAGTGGGCAGAAGATTCAATGGGATGATGATGCAGGTAATGGATTTGACGTTAATGCTACAATGGAAATTGCAAACCTAACTACTGATGGCGGCAGTCAATCTGATGACGCTGCTTACAATGCTATGGAGGACACTGCAACATCACCTTACTACCCAGATATGAAGGGTAACTTTAGACTACCTCGTAAACTTGCTGCCTTCTATGAGAAAGACAATCAAAAGAGGACAGCAAAGGAAGCATTCTATCAAGAATCACACAACAAAAACTCACCAGTGTGGTATACTAGCTCTGATAGAGACAAGCATCGGATTAAATTCAAACTAATCATCACACAAACAACGTAATTATGACAGGATTTGGCAATACTGGACGCGCAGAGAGGTCCATGGAGAAAACCTCCCGTGAGTTGAAAGCACTCAGGAAGATCATCGAGAAATACAAAGACGATCCCAAGGGTCGTAAGAAGATGATGAAGAAAATGCAGAAGTATTGGAGGTCTAATCTTGCAGAGGTGCATGGTATGGATCACAAACCTGGCAAGACTCAAGCGTTTGGTGGTGGATTCGTACCTGTTGGTATGCTAGAAGACCTGAAAGCAGTCCAGAAGTCACTCTCCCCTGTAGAGGATCCTAGAGAAGAGGAGTCTGAATCTATAGATAGTCTTAAGGAAGAGGAAATGTCACAGATCCGTGATATACTTAGCAAGTCCAAGGAGGTTTCCGACCATGATCAATCTGCATCAGAAGTATAACCACTATCTTAACAAGGAGAAGCTTCTTGATGTAGATGACGTGCATGAGCGTATAATTACCTATGGGTGGACAGATGACGGACAGTCCCTCACTGGATATTATGTCTTGACAGAATGCCATGCTCTATACTATGATCTATCCGAGCAGTTGATCAAGAAGGTTAACCGTTGCCCAACTGGCACAAGGGATTGACATTTCGAGATTAATATGTTATAAATAACCATATGGTTATAAATAACCATTCGTAACCAACCTAAGTTACGAATTGTTACAATTCAAACACGGGGAGAGTCGAATCCCCTATCATCTGTGGGTAATCACTCCACAAGAAAACACTAAGAGGTAAAATACCAATGATCAAAACTGCAATCGCAACTCTCGCTGCCACCGCAGCAATCGTGGCTCCGTCTGCTGCCCTAGCAGGACCCTACGTTAATGTCGAAACCAATGCTGGTTGGAGTGGCGCTGATTACACTGGGGCAAATACAGATTTCCACGTTGGGTATGAAGGTGCTTTGGGCGAATCTGCTTCATACTATGTCCAAGGTGGCGCTACGCTGCAATCCCCTGATGGTGGAGAGAGCGATACCGTTCCTTCTGGTAAGGCAGGTCTGGGCGTCGGCGTGACTGATGCACTGGGTGCTTATGGTGAAGTTTCCTTCATCGGAAGTGGCGACGACGATATCGATCGTGGCTATGGTGCTAAAGTGGGTCTGAAGTATTCCTTCTGATATATAATCTAGACGGAATCTGATACTCTGTTGAGGGTCCTTCGGGACCCTTTTTTATTCCCTATCATGTATTACGATGGCAAAACCTGGCAACACAGCGATTTACACAAAACCTGGGTGTCCTTTCTGCACTAAGATTAAAGAAGTGTATCGAATGAAAGGTTATTCCTTTTCAGAATTCACATTAAATGTTAACTTTACTAGGGACCAATTCTATAAAGAGTTTGGTAATGGTGCTACCTTCCCCCAAATCCTAATCAATGGACGCCATATGGGTGGATGCACTGAAACTGTTAAGTATCTGAGGGAAAACAAACTACTGTGAAAACAAGAGACACAACTGAAGTCTATCAACTGGTCGAGCGAGCACTCGATGAGGCAATGCTCAACCAGAAGTTTTTATTTAAGATGTACAACTATCTCAAGGCAGCAAAGTGGACTAGACGAGAGACTAATGAATTTATTGAGTCATCCACTGCAACACAACTGAGTAACACCGTAGAGGAGTTAAGTGGTTACATTAAAGGAGGGGACAAACTATTACGCGAAGCGTATGGTCACATCCCTAAACCCAAAGCAAGAAAGATCAGAGACTACCTTCACAACATCCTGGAGGACTCTTGGAAGTATTCTGCAGAGAGGAAACCTGGTAGGCGAAAGAAGGTGGCTAAATAATTTTAACAAGACTTAAGGAGGCATCCAATGGCTGATCTTACATTTCTGTACATTGCCTTCTTTCTAACCCTAGGATCTTTTCTTCTAGGGTTTATCGCATCTTGGAATCTGAAGCATGTGATTGATCTGTGGATGGATAGAGCAGAGTATGCTGCTGTCGTTATGCACCCTGAAATGCAGGGTGAAGATGGCATGGTAGACCCGTCCGAGCTCCTCTACTTGCGGATTACACATGAAGATGATATGATGGATGACGAAGAGTGAATGTCCAATTACTTACTAAGTTATGAAACTGATGATTTCTGAAGTGCTTCAGAAAGCACACAATGCTAAGACGAAAGCAGCAAAGATTAAAATCTTACAAGACAACAACACCCAGACACTGAGGTCTATCTTCATCATTAACTTTGATGAGAGTATCGAACCTCGTGTCCCAATGGGTGAAGATGTCCCCTACCGTCCTAACGAAGCACCTGTGGGCACTGAGCACACGCTGCTGGAGAAGGAGGGGAGGAAACTCTATCGATTCTTTGAAGGTGGTGACGACACCTTGCCTGGGATGAAGATTGAGAGTATGTTTATTCAGATGCTTGAAGGACTCCACGCATCCGAGGCAGAAGTCCTTATCAAAGCAGTGAATAAGACTCTCCATAAGAAGTATCGCATCACACTGGCAGTAGTAAAAGAAGCTTTCCCTTCCATTGTATGGGGAGGCAGAGATCGATGATCAGTAAGATCAAAACATTACACTCAGATTGTGACAACACGCTAGCAGAAGATAGGTCTCTACCAACTTCTGCTTTCATTGTCTGCTATTTGGTTGAGGGTAAGGAGCATTACGATATCGTTACCAGCGCAAAAAGTGTTGATATCTTTGACCATTATTGGGACAAGTATAAACATGATCTGAAATGGTATAAACAAACTGAAGGAAGAATCAATCCCAAACTATGGCAAGATCCAAACAAACAACAAGCAAAGGTAACCAAGGGCAAAGGATGACTAAAGATCAAGTCTACTTCGATCCCAGACGCTCTGCTGAGCAGCAGATGGAAGACATGAAGGCAACAGTTGATGTTGCATTGAAGAAAGAAGCAGAGGAGCAGGAGAAACTGGACAACATTGAGATGGGTAAAAAGGTTGTTGCAGGACTCGGCACTCTCTTTCTATCACCACTGGCGTTAATGTTTATCTGGAATTGGTTTATGCCAGGACTATTTGCACTACCTGTGCTAACATACTGGACAAGCATGGGAATAATCGTTATCTCTCGCCTACTTATCCCTAATAATGACTAAAATAATCCCTACGGAGCACTCCTCCAAGGTGTGCATTGTATCTGTGACCCCTGATGCTGAGAAGCACATGGGATACGTTGCTCGTGTGAGCAACCCAAACAACCAGTCCAACCCTGAGGTTGCTGGTCTCTTGAAGTATTGCATTGAGCATGGACACTGGAGTGTGTTTGAGCAAGCATTCATGACGCTTGAGATTAACACTACCCGAGGACTGGCAGCTCAAATCCTGAGGCATCGTAGTTTTACATATCAAGAGTTCTCACAACGCTATGCGGATACTAATCTGCTGGGTGAAATGATTGAGGTGCCTGACCTACGTCTGCAGGACAATAAGAATCGTCAGAATAGTATTGACGGTGTGGATGAAAAGCAGAAAGCATTCTTGCAAGGACGCATCCACCAATACTTTGCTGAAGGAATGGACCTCTACAATGAATTGCTGCGTGAAGGTATTGCAAAGGAGTGTGCTCGTTTTGTGCTTCCCCTTGCTACACCCACCAGAATTTTCATGACGGGCTCTGTGCGTTCGTGGATCCATTACATCCAATTGCGATCTGCTAATGGCACACAGCTGGAGCACATGGACATCGCTGAGTTGTGTAAGCAACACTTCAGGTGTCAGTTTCCTATCGTTGCTAAGGCACTTGACTGGTGCCCCAAAGAAAAAGAAGAGTGTGGATGTCCCGATGACTGGGACGACATGCAACCATGTTTGAGGATGGATTAATGAGTTTGAAACTAATTAAATACAGGATTACCTATTCATTACCTGCTACAGGTAATCGTCGTCACCATAAGATCGTTGAAGCACGGTCACAGTCTGAATCGAAGCAACTCTTTGAGTCAGATATACCCACCGCTAAGTATATTTGTAGTCAAGTTATGCCTCAGAGCAGGAGTTTGTAATGCCTACATACAGTGTAAAGAATCTAAAGACAGGTGAGAAAAAAGAATTCTCTATGTCAATGGTCTCCTATGATCAGTGGCGTAAAGATAATCCCGACTGGGACAAGGACTGGCAAGCAGGTATCGGTGGGGTAACCTACGGCGATCCTAAACAGTCCGATGGTTTCAAAGAGGTTATGCAGAAGATGCAAGCCGATCACCCCGTAGCAGATTTGTCCCGTTACACCTAACCAACATCCTCTATGCCAACATCTGTCAAGTCCAAGACACGTCGTCGCTCCATGAAACTGGAGACACTCACAGCAAAGCAAATGAGAAGAAAGAAACCTATCAATCTTGAGCATCTCAAGCAGATCAATCCGCTCACAGATAACCAAGAAACTATTTTCAACTCCTACGCTGAAGGTAAAAACCTAGTCTTGCATGGTGCTGCTGGCACAGGTAAGACTTTTATTAGTCTTTACCTAGCATTGCGTGAAGTCTTGGATCCAGAGACTCCATACGAGAAGGTGTATATGGTCCGCTCACTGGTGCCTACGAGAGAGATTGGTTTCCTTCCTGGAGATCATGAGGACAAGGCAAACCTTTACCAGATTCCCTATAAGAATATGGTGAAGTATATGTTTGAGATGCCAGATGACAATGCGTTTGAATCATTGTATGCTAACCTTAGAGCACAAGAGTCCGTCTCTTTCTGGTCCACCTCATTCATTCGTGGCGTGACCCTTGACAGGTGTATTATAATAGTGGATGAGTTTAGTAATCTCAACTTCCATGAGCTTGATTCCATTATCACTCGTGTTGGTGAAGATGCTAAGATCATTTTCTCTGGTGACTATTCCCAGTCTGATCTAGTGAAGTCTAATGAGCGCAATGGCGTGCTTGACTTCATGAAAATCATACAACAGATGCCATCCTTCGACTGTGTTGAGTTTGGTATTGAGGACATCGTAAGGTCTGGGTTAGTGAAAGAGTATCTTGTATCTAAAATTAACATGGGAATGTGAATGTCTTTTAATTATGTTGGTCCTGCTGCTCCTCTTAAAGAGTTAGAGAGTAGGACCCTCCCTCACGGGAGATTCTATAAGACCGATAGTGGTTGGATGCCCAGCGTTACAACTGTTGTTGGTCATAATACTAAGGAGGGTATCCTTGCTTGGGAGAAGCGAGTGGGGTATACTGAGGCAGAGCGTGTCCGTCGTGCTGCATCATGGCGTGGCACCCAATACCATACCATCGTGGAGAACTATCTTAAAAATGATTTGGAAGAAGTTAAAAAGAGCACGGGTCTTCCCAAGTACCTTTTTGGGTTTGCTCGTCAGGATCTTGATCGTATTTCTAACATTCATTGTATTGAAGCCCCTCTTCATTCTCTTAAGTTGGGTCTTGCTGGTCGGGTTGATTGTATTGCTGAGTTTGATAACTCTCTAGCGATCATTGACTTCAAAACCACAACCAGAATTAAGAAAGAGGAGTATCTCATGTCATACATTGTGCAGGAAGCAGCATATGCTTACATGTATTATGAGATGACTGGTGTTGAGGTGGACAAACTTGTCACGATTTCAGTATCTGAGCAAGGATCTATGCAAATTGTAGAGAAGTATGATAAGATACCTTATATGGATACCCTAATTGATTGGATAGAAGAGTATCATTATTATGTCGAGGGACTTAACTGAGATGAAAGATACTTTCTTAGGTATACCAATCTATAGATTTTATTATCCTGGAGACCGTGATGAGGTGCATAGAGCATGTCAACGTCTCAATTACAGAAACAATGATTGCAACATGATCTGGGATGGTGTGCAACTGGATGGTTTGGGTGGTAGTAATTTGCATACACTACCAGAATTCCATAAACTATTTGCATGGATTGATGAGTGTTTGTTGGAAGTTGCAGAAGACATTGGAATGACTAACAAACTTAAGATCAATGCTTCATGGTCCAATCTAAGTCAGACAGGTCAGTTTTTCTACGATCACACTCACGCTAACTGCTTCGTAGGTAGTAACTATTATGTGAATGGTGATTCAGATACAGAAACTGTCTGGCATCTACCTAATCCATGGTATCATCAAACAAACATATGGCCATGGGGTGAATGGACTGAAGAAAAGTATTTTATAGAGCACAGAGAACCTACTGAAGCTGGAAAGTATATTGTCTTTCCACCTACTATTAGACACCGTGCAACCCCAAACCAATCCGAGGAGGACCGTATCACCATCGCCTCCAATGCCTTTCCAGATGGGCTCACTAATGCAACTGGAGTATCCCGTCTTAATGTGAAAGTCCTATGAAAGAGATTGAAGAAAAATTCATGACTCAGGGTAAGTTTACCTCTCTCGTAGAAATGCGAGTCAAAGAGTCCCAAGGACTGATCAACTACATAGAAGCAGTCGCATCTGTTTGCGAGGAGTTTGAGATTGAGGTTGAAACTGTAAGTAAACTCATCTCAAAACCACTCAAAGACAAACTCAAATGGGACGCACAGCAATTAAATTACATTAAACGAACGAGCAGAGGCATCCTGCCACTATGACAGACAACGAATTTTTTAAGAGTGACGTAGTAAAAGAGGAAGTAGTGGAGATTCAGGAGTGTTATACAGAACTCTTGAAGATGTCTGCTGGTCTCAAAGAATTTGATCCAGCACAACGACTGGAGCATGTAGAGAAAACTCTAGAGTTAATTGCCAAGCAGAAAGTATTTTACTCACGCTTGGCATTAGCATCTCATGGGATGGATCCTACTAATGACGATGATAATGACGCAAAGTTTGTCAAGGATCGTATTGATCTCTTGTCCCAAGAGTATTCTGGTGGCATGAATCTTATGATGATCCTACAAACTATGGAAGAAAAACTTCAGGTGTGGCGTAAGGAGTTGCGTGATGCCGAATCCTAACCAACTGTATGAGGACATGCAGAAACTTGATGCCCTATACGGGGAACTCTGCTGGGACCCTGACGATGACCTACAATTCACCCACGACGGTGAGCGTGTGCTGGTCATCAACCGCACACGAGCCCTTGACAAGACCTAAATAGTATGCCATCATAATACGGTGGCAAACACAACAAAACACAAAACAACGGAGAAATACATGTCTTTTGCTAGTCTTAAGAAAAAGTCTGGGTCATTTGATAAACTGACTCAGCAGATTGAAAAGATGTCTAAACCACAGGGTGCTGGTCCTGACGAGCGTCTCTGGAAACCCGGTGTGGACAAGAGCGGTAACGGTTATGCCGTGATCCGTTTCCTTCCTGAACCTGATGGGGAAGACCTTCCTTGGGCACAGGTATGGAGTCACGCTTTCCAAGGTCCTGGTGGATGGTATATTGAAAACTCACTCACTACATTGGGTCAAAAAGATCCTGTTGGTGAATTGAATCGCACACTCTGGAATAGTGGTCTCGATGCTGACAAAGAGGTTGCTCGTAAGCAGAAGCGTAAGCTCTCTTACTACAGTAACATCTATGTTGTGAAGGATCAACTTCACCCAGAAAATGAGGGTAAAGTATTCCTGTATAAGTATGGCAAGAAGATCCACGACAAGGTGGTATCCTCTATGCAACCACAGTTTGAGGATGAGACTCCTGTCAATCCTTTTGATATGTGGCAAGGTGCTGATTTCCGTATCAAGATCCAAACCATTGGTGGATACTGGAATTATGACAAGTCTGACTTCGCTGCACCTGCTACGCTGGGTGGTTACGATGATGACAAATTGGAAGCACTGTGGAAGTCTCAATATTCCCTTAAGGAATTCATTGATCCTACTGCATTCAAGTCCTATGAGAAACTGGAAGAGCGTTTGAATATGGTCCTTAACAGGGGTCGTACTCAAGTCCGCACTCGTGACGAGTCCTTTGAGGGTGAGTCTGAAGGACGTGGTGGCTTTGTGACACCTGAGAAAGTGGTCGCTCCTGATCCCACTCCCAGTGGATTCGGTGCTAAGATTGAAGAGTTAAACAAAGCAGATGAGGGTCCTGACTTGGACTACTTTGCTGCACTCGCTAACGACGACTGATGAAACTACTTGCCCTTGCCCCTCTGCTGCTACTGACTGCGGCACCTGCCAACGCTCTAACCTGGAATGAATTCTGGGAGCCGTTTGATGGGCATGGGCAGCACTATCATTATCATTATGAAGCACCTCCTAGGAGGCGCATGTGTGAAGTGCAAGTAACCCGACGTGTTTGGATCCCTGGCCATTGGTTAGGGCACTACGAATACGTTGAGGGTTACTACGAGAAGCAGACACGTCTCAACTATAGACCTTGCGGACGTAGATACTAATCCCATATATTATTTTACTTTTGATTCACAGGATCGGGGGAAAAAAATTCGGGGTAATTTTTCGTCTGTGGGGTTTTTCACTTTTTACTATGGCACACTACAAACTATGATTGACTTTGATTATTTGGAATTAATGCAACTTAAACTTTGTATGGATATGACAAAGGATAAAATGTTTATGGGTGGAGACATGCGTAGACATGCTTCAATTACTGAAAAGGTTGAAACAGAATTGCGTATGTTGGATGGAGTTAGACCGACATGAAAAACTTGCAGCACTTCTCTCATGGTGAGAACTGTGGCATAATAATTATGCTTCTGGAGGGTGATGAATGATGTATAGTATTAGATTTAATGCTGAATTAATACATGAGGCTCTTCCAAAAGAAGAGTGTGAGGCATTGATAGATAATTATAAGAAAAGATATGAAAGTGGAACAGTAGAATGGCCCCTTGAATATCAGAATATGAAAATCGAAGAATTTTCTGGTAAATTTATTTTAGTTGATGATAAACTGGTAAAGGACGTACAAAAGCAGTATGATGAGTCATTGAAATGATTGAAATGAATGACACTTGGAAGGTGATGAATGATGTAGAGGTCGCATTTTCAGAGATCACTACATTTAATTTTATGCTGGAACAACTACAAGAGGCAGTAGACAATGGTAGGACTAATGAAATTGTAGACCTTACACTTGCACTTAATGCTTTCATGCCTGTTTATACTGATAATTGGGATAGGAAATTTAAAGTTGCATGGGAGCATGTAGTAAAATGAATTATAAAGATGCTGGTGTTGACCTTCAAAAGGGACGATCATTCGTGGAGTATATCAAAACATTATCACCTAACATTGGTGGGTTCACTGGAATGATGGAGATTCCATCAGGATATGAGAAACCTATGCTGGTATCTGGTGCTGATGGTGTCGGAACTAAAATTAATATCTGTAGGATTGCTGATGATTACACCACTATTGGTCAGGATCTCGTTGCTATGTGCGTCAATGACCTTATATGTTCTGGTGCTAAACCATTATATTTTCTAGATTACATCTCTACTCCGAAGATAGATGACAATGTTGCTGACATTATGGTGGGTATCCTTAAGGGATGTGAGATAGTAGGGATGGATCTTCTAGGTGGTGAGACTGCGGAGCATTCCAAAGCAACTAACTATGATCTTGCAGGTTTCTGCACTGGCATTGTTGAGAAGTTTGATATTGTTGATGGTAGTAACATCAAACCTGGTGATAAGGTTATTGGTATTGAAAGCAGTGGTCTTCATAGTAATGGATACACTCTTGTCAATGATATAATATTGAGAAATTATATTAAGTATAATGAGATGCCAGAGTTGCTAACACCAACCACCATCTATTCTCCACTTATCCAACACCTACTGGATGAGGTTCCTATCTTAGGAATGTCTCATATTACTGGCGGAGGACTGCCTGAGAACCTTCCTAGATGCCTTCCAGAAGGTCTTACAGTTGATGTTGATTACTCTGCTTGGGAACGACCGAGTATTTTTAATAAAATTGCCTGGTATGGTAATGTATCAGAAGATGAGATGAGAAATGTATTCAATCTTGGTATTGGATTCTGTTTGGTGGTACCACCCGATGTTGTAACAGACACCCAGTCTCTTATTGCCGATACACCATTTGGTATGAGGTCTTGGGTTATTGGAGAATGTCAAAAACAATTATCTAAATAATAACATGACTGAAAATTGGAAACAGGATTACGCTGAAAACTTCTGTAATAACACACACCATCTTGAACTCTTAGAAAATGGACCTAAGAGTCTATCCCAATCATGGTTATTACAGGCATTATATAATGATTGGAAAAAAATCAGAGGAATTAAAGATCCTCCCAGTCGCGAGTCTGGAGACCAAACAACAATGAAAGAGTGGTTAAAAACTTATGAAAAAAACTGAAAACAATCAACAACTACTAGAAAGATTTACTAAGAGGATTGTGGAAATTAGCCAACAAGTTCCTGCTAATACTGTGGAAGCAGAAAAACAAAAGGAACAATTAGATTACTTGCGTGGATGTAAAGAGACGATTGAGTATATAATGACAGGTAAACTACCCAATGATGGCAATCATGATGGGATCCCAGATCATCAACCTCATCAACCTTAATGGAAAAAGTTAAGATTACTCCAGACGACTTTAACCAACCACAAGAGCAATCAGGCATTGTGCCAGAATTCAATGATTTTGCAGTTCAAACCCAATTAGGTAATATATGCAAATTGTTGGATGGTAAAGCATCACATTATACTTGCATGGATAGCCGGGGGATGCAGTATCAAAAAATTGTAATTACCTACGATCACAAGGAGAAGTAATGGTAGTACCTAAGACCGCCGTAATTTATTCTAATGGAAGTCAAGAATGTGAAAGAGCAGCACAACTGCTACTATCAATAGATGGAGAATATCTCGAATATCGCCTAAATCAGCATTTTACGCAAAAATCGTTTGAAAACGAATTTGGTTCAAAAGCAGAATACCCACAAATTGCACTTGGAGCGCAACATGTGGGTAATTTGAAAGATTTGCTACATGTAGCAAAAGAGAAAGGACTTATTTAATATCCACCATAGGAAACGACCGTTTCCCCAGTAGATCCACCTGATTGATTAGTTTCAGTAGTTGTATTCATATCTCCTGCTACCTCTAGAGTGGCACTAGGAGTACTAATAGAAGTTTCATCGACTATCACTTCTTCTTGGGTCTCATTTGAATCCATCTGTCCTGCTACCTCTAGAGTGGCGTTAAGAAGGGCTGGAGTGACCTCTACAACGGTGCTACCATCAGCAAGCACATCACCTGCAGAGATAGTAGGATCAGTAGATCCGAAGCTTCTGGAGGTGTATTCTTGTTGAGATGCAAAGGAGATAGAAGGTGTTTGTCCCACAAGAGTCTGATATGTGGGTTTGACATTGGTAAATGCTTCTGCAACAATGTTAACAGTCTTCTTAATGCCTGTAGCAACATCAATTTCATTAGAAGGAAGGTATTCAACCAGTTTCTCAAATTCTTCAACGAATGCGCTGATATATTGAGGTTTAAGGAGGTGTATACCTCTCTTATAGTCATTCAATTGACTCTCATGGTCATAATTAGAGATAGGTCTAACTAACTCTTCTTTAGGGACAACTGTACCGTCAGATCGTGAGTATTGGAAGTCTTGAGGGACCTCAAATCCTGCTTTAAGAACTGTATCACCTTGTGTGTTTTTAATCTCCTGTGTCACCCAGTGATGGACTCCATCTACATCATCTTTACCGTATTTACGGACCATGTATGAATACATTTCCTGCTCGGTCATAGGCCATTCATCATATATGTTGATGATATTATTAGTGATAAGCACGACCCAATCATATTCAACGTTACCATATACCCGCCCAGCAATCTGATCGGGTCTTTCGTTGTGTTGAATGATGTATTTTTCAAATCCAAGAATGATATCACTTATATCATCTCGCATCTTAATGCGACGGAATAGATTTTTTGCCTGAACGTAAGGATCATTGCTACCTGTGCGATAACTGGATGTCCTTACGAATACGTCAGGTAAGTATGAGAAATAATTTGCCATTATTGGTCCGGGAAGTCGTCGCGAGTACGGTATTTGATCTCTTGGAAAGTAAGAGACATGTTATAGACAGCAAAACCAAAGTCTGCATTTGTTGCACCAGTAATCTGGCTGCGAATTGCAGTTGAATCACCAAAGTCAAGACTCATGTCTTGCAAAACCATTTTGTAAGGAAAACGTAGTAGAGCATTCATATACCCACCTGCCTCCTCACCACCACTTAGTTTCTCATCACTACCACTTGATTCATACCTAACAATTGCAGCATCAAATTTGTGAGGGATGAGCAACCAGTCGTCTTCCTTCTTAGGGTGCATAGATTGTCTAAGACAATTAATTATCTTATAGATCGTCTGCACATCTGTAGCACTCTTAGGCACAAAGGTAAACTTAAAACTATGAGAGATAAACCCAACACCTTTGAAGAGCATTTCTTCATAGGGGTTGAATACTTTACCTTGTGTTAGTTGGGAAAGATCGTTAGGATCGAGACTACTACCATAAGGTGCCACTTCACCCAGCACGGTGTTGATTGCAGTAGCGCCAAGTTTGAATCCTAGAGCAGGTTTTGCTGCATCCGCTGCTGCTGAAACATGACTACCAATGTCATCAAGCCCGCCACCACCAGCCACCACGCTACTAGCAGCATCAATTACTGCTTTACCAACTGCAGAAAGGTTTTTGCCTTCATACTTGGCAGAATACCTCTCATTCAAACCAGGAGGAAGATAGAGATAGAGGGTCTGTTCAATGTTGCCACCACCCTTATTTTGAGCACCATCACCCCGTGAGTGTTTATAAAT